CCCACCGCCAAGAATTTTCGAGAATCCGCAAAGACTGCCAAAAGAAAACCCCGTCGCTAGGACGGGGAAAGGGTCGTCGGGAAGAGCCCATAGAGGAGACATGGATGAGGCTATCTGCTCGCTTGCCTCAAGCGCTTAACCTACTGGCAGATTCAGCGGAGTCACAATTCATTCTGCATCAGCGTGATCGCATCGTCAAGCCTAAAGATCACTAGACTCTCCTTGCCATCAGCCCTGCAAATCACGACAGGCACCTTCTCACCCTTGGATGAGACTTTGGCCTGTTCCATCCATTCATAGAGCGCTATCTTCCTACGACGCTTGCATTCGATCATAAACGGGCCTAGATCGATGTCTGAGCCGCCATCCCTTGCTTGCCCTAGTACACGCGTCACCTTGGTTCCTAAACGCTCTGTAAGCGCATTACAGACCTCACGCTCATAACTAGCACCTCGGTCTTTACCTAGCTTGCTCAATCGCGCTCTCCTTGTAGGATTTTCCAGGCTTCTTCCCTAACGGCATTCTCTACGGCATAGCCAAAAGCATCAGGGTCGAGCAAGGCATGAATGAACATCTCTCTGACTTTGAGTTTGTGATCAGTTCTTGCAAGCATGGTTCGTAATTCTCTAGTAAGCGCATAAAGCGTTTCCATCTTGGCCTGCATCTCTTCCCTGGTCATCTCACTCATGAAGCACCTACGCTAAACGGATTGTTGAAGAACTTGGGTTCTATCGTAATACGCGTCTTGGTGAACTTGACAGGGTTCTTAACAGGTTCTTTCGGTACTGGCTCCCAGCTAGCAAAGGTATAGAACCGTTCCGTTACGCGATTAATCCTCTCTGATCGTTTCTTGATGTATCCATCATGAAGCAGTGCGCGAATAACGTACTTGGTTGTCGGAATGCCAAGCCTGGTTTGCAGTTGAATCTCCTTAAATGTGGCTTCAGTCTTTCGTTTGGAAAGATACTTGAGCACCTTCATGTGGGATTCTGTCAGTTTTGTCATGCCATATCCTCCCGCAATGCAGCGTCCCATACCTTGTCATTAGCGCCTTTAATGACTTCTGTGGTGGTGAATCGATGCAAGCAAGCGACACAGCGTCGCCTGCGTGTCACCCAAGAGTTCGCAGGCTTCTTACCACCATACCTGCGAGTCTCTAGGATGATCGTATCGTTGTGCTCACCACGTTCGGCGCACTTAGGGCATAACATCAGAACGGCACACTGTCATCGTCTTGATAGCTCACCTCACGGCCTTGCTTTGCAGGCTGACCTGGTACGAAGTTATTCACCCTGATCGAGATCAGATCGCCATAAGCACTGCGTTTCGTCCATGCTGACAGTTTGATCACATCACCAGGCTTGTAAGCCTGATCGCAGGTGAAACTTCCTGACCAGTCTGGTGCTTTGTCAGACTTCTTCTCTTTCACGGTGAAAAGTACGCCACTGCCTTGTTGCTGTTCGTAAGCCATTATTTCCTCACTAGTTGATATTCATTAAATTTGTTTATTGCTCTCAATCTTGCCGGTAAGTTTTATCAAGTCATTAGCGTAAACAACCCCCGCATCCGTAAGCATCCAAACCAAACACTTGCTTTTTGATGGGGCTAATCTTTTAACTTTGTTGCCATCGGCGTCTCGATAAAAGGTAACCAGTCCAGCGTCTTGGCAATCCTTTCGCCTCTTCCCAATCGAGTTCTGTTGCAGCCCTGTCCGGTCAGCTAATTCGTAATCGGTTAGAGGCCCGAAGCGATGCAGCGCCAAGATAGCTATGACTCTATGTTTACTTGCCTTAAATGACGTGTCATGAGCCGCTTCATGCGAGGTCAAAGGGTCTGTAGTTCTTGCGGTAGGTGAATTAAAAGTAATCATAAATAATTCCTTTGAATGGATTCACTTGCAGTCATTCAAACACCTCGTCTTCCTCCGCCTCCAGAGTCACTACCTTTTTTGCGACAAAACCCTCGACCGCATGATCGTGACAGCGCTTCTTGAATGCAATGGCTGCAACCCCGCCAAAGTTATCGATGGTTTCGTGGTTGACCCGAAAGAGTGACGCCAATTTGGCGTTCTTCTCCTCGGTTGTCATCTTCTTCGAGTCAGCGATCTTGCCGATCAAACCAAAGAAGTTATCCTGCCACTGCATTTCATCCTGGTGAGAGCTGTAAACCTTGCTCTTATCGCCCTCTGGAACCATCAGTTTGAACTCACCTTCAGGGACTTCAGGAATCTCAGCGTGTAACACAGTAGTTTCGATAGGCGCTTTGAAAGTTGTCGCACCAGGTATGCTTTCAATTTCGCTTTCATCTAACATCCCTAAACCACAGTGTGCTAAGACAGTACGTCTAATAGCTTTAGTTACCGCCTTCATGTAGGCGTTGCTGAGTTTTTCTCCTGACAAACCTTCGGTTGGTACTGCTCCTTGATTCTCTGTAAATCTTCCATCCTTGCCAGTGACTCGCACAGATACCACATAGACACCATCAAATCGTTCTTTTGAAATGATAGAAGTGGACAGTCCGTGCACAGATGCGAGCTGTTGTGTGCATCCTGCATTTGCATACAACACCTTTTTTCCATTAAGAAGTAGTAGATGGAACGGCTGAGCTGACGAATCGAGGCCGACTTGGTGACATCTATAGTTGTAGTACCCAATAAGTTGATCTTCTTTAAGTCCACTTAAATCACCTCTCAACACTATAGATTCGATGATCGACTGATCAAGTTTTGTTGGATCGACTAGATTGCTCATTTGATTAAAAACCTCCGTGAGCCAGGTTGTTCAACGATGTAACGCTCATAGACTTCAGGCATCTCTGCTTGCAGTAGCTTTGGATCAAAACGCTTGGAGCCTTTGGCTGAGTTCCATGTTGCAAGCACCTTGCCGTCAAAGGTGATGAGTGAGCCTGCTTCTTTCATCTGCCCTTGGATAAAGCCTTGTAGCTTCTCTTCAGCCTCCTCGAACTGCTTAATCTGAGTCTTGATGGCTTTCAATTGCTGGCAGGCTTGTTCTAGTTGAGCATTAGCTAGAACCCCAGCCGAAGTGGATACTGGGAAGAGTTTTCTTGCCGCATCCACCGTAGTCGCGCTTGGAGGCTGCTTGGCCTGTATTGAGCCCCATAGCTCAGCTTCCAGTTGTATGAGCGAGTCTTTCTCAGCGTCTGATACTTCTTTGTTGATGAGTACCAGTTCTTGTCCCCCAAAGAGCACCGCAAGTACGACACGCTGTACCCGATGTACCGTAGCTTCATGAACACATTGCGCTGCGTCGGCAGCAGGCATAAGTGCAGTGTCTGCATCGTATTGATTCCTCTTAGATTGGTTGTAGTTCTTCACCTCGACCAGTGTCGTGCCATCAGCACTAATGAAGTCAAAGTGACTAGCCATCCATGAATGCTCAGGGTGATACAGCTCATAGTCAGCATCTTTGAGTTCCATCTTGAGTCTTGCACTGGCTTCCCTGCCAATGACGTCCTGCAACTTCAAACCCCATTGCACAGCCTCTATGTGTGAAATGTCTTCACGCTCTGTCTGGCCGATCTTCTCCAGGTAAACATCAGCAGCACGGCCATCAACGATCTTGCGGGCATCAGTGGCCCATATGGCTTTACGTCTTGATTCCGTATCGAAGCTAGTCACCTAAGCTCTCCTTGCTTTTGATCATTGCGTGAGCCATTCTGTAGGCCCATTGAGACAGTTCATCGTTGAAGATGTCTTGCTCATGAAAATTAGAATTAGACAAAACGCCATTCATTGCCTGACCTGCAAACCAATCAAGTAATGTCATGCCATCTTGCAGTTCTTTGGTTGTTCTATTAGATGGTCTAGGAAAAGCCAAACCTCCATTGTTTTTCATGCTGCCTCCTCATCAAAGCAAGTAGAGATGTCTTTAACAGCGTCACGGTTCTTGATGACATTGAGCATGTGCTTGAGTTCATCAACGCGATCAAACACGCGTTCAATGACCTTGACCTGATAGCTAGACATTGAGTCCCAGTCGCCTGCAAGTACGCGCTGGATGTTGGCGCTATCTTCAATGATGTGAACAGTCTTAAGCCTGATGTCATACAGATCGGACTCGATTAACTTCAAATGTTTCATGATTACCCCTTTGGTTAAGTACAGCAAGATGGATTATGACACACTAGGAACATATGTATATAGCTAGTAATCTACCGTTCGTCGGGTTGGCAAATGGTTTGCCATGTTTGCCAGATTTGCTGCTTTTTTGCCGTGTTTTTGCCGCTTGCATCAAAAGGTGTTTGCCATTAAGATCAGGTTGTCTGTGTGGAAGCGGATAGAGCTGTTTGGTATGTGCCCTGCCCTTGATTACCCCCAAGGGACTTCCACCAGGGTGCAGACCAAACAGCTTTTTTGTTTCTGACCAGACCGTACTCCGCACGATAGTAAGAGCCTTACCCGTGGCTGCGTGGAGTGAAAGCGGATAGCCGGTATGTCTTATGACTAGGGGGCAGTTCCCGAATAATCCGGTCGGCTGGTCTTATCTCGAAGCCGAGGGGTCAGGAAACTGACATCGAGATGCTGCTTGACAGCGGAGGAACCTCCCCTCTCTACCCCGTTCTTGTTTGGGGTAGGGGGGTCTTTGGGAGGAATAGGGGTCAAGCCTCTGGTTCTGCATCAGGTTCTACAGATTCTGCAACCAGATACTGCAGTTGCTCTCGGACAATGCTTATCCTTTGTTCCATGTCTTCAACATAGTCAAGGATTGCTTGCAGTTCATTGCCATGCACCATTACAAAGTCATTGACTTGTGCCAGGCTAGCAATCAGTTTCATGTTGTGGTTGCCACTCATTGATTCTTCTCCTTTAGCTTGGCTTCGATGGCGCAAGCAAAATCACCCCAGTGCTGATTTCCTGAATGGATCTCTTGTATTTCATAAGCCGTCAGCCCAACCCATTGCTTAGCTGGTTTGCTTGAAATACAAGTAACCGTATACGCTTTACCGCATTGGCACTTCCACGCCGTAGGTTCTGGCTCATGCCGCCCCACTGGCTCTTGCGGTTGTCGTAGTACGGTAATGGGGCTAGCACGGAAGTAATTAAAACCCGTACCTTTACCGGGCGATACTGCGGTCTTTTGCTTTTCCTCCAGTGCTTGGCGTATGGCTTCCTTGCGGAGTCTGCTGACATGGCCCTTGTTATAACCAGTCTTCCATGCAATTTCTGTAACCCTCAAAGATGGGTCTTTGACTAACTCTCTGACCGTATCAAATCTGTTTTCGCTCATCGCTCCCTCTCCCTCAACATGGCGTCTGCAATCATGTAAGCCTGCCTCGCGGTTGCATCAAAATAATTCCCCTGCGCCAGTGCTTGCATGGCCTTGGCTGCAAGGTAATCACGCAGGGACATACCTGGTTGGATTAAGTACGAATGTGCGACGGGAAACGCTGCCCCACCATCTGTTGGTGTCTTTGCGTTCTTGTTCTCACTCATTGCATAGCCCCCTTACTCATTGACCTAACATAGAAGTGAATCTCAATAGCTCTATGCAGCTCATGCTCATCAACGCCTGCCTGTTCGCATAGGATTGGAAGATAGGCCACATGCCTTGCCAGTTCTTCCTGCCATTTGTCGATCATTGCTTGCGTCTCAATGTCTTTTAGTTGCTTCTTACTCATGATTGGGGCTCCCGCGAGGGTGTGTAATGCGACCAGGTGCGGAATGCTTTGTGCTTTCGCATCGTCTCTGGGCATTCAGTCGAAGGTGGTTTCCATCCGTGTTCACGCCAGACTTGATCGACTGGTCGGAACCATTTATCGGGTGCAATTTGATGGTCGATTAAATCGAGCCAGGAAGGGATTTGTCTATCTTCCATGTAGGTTGACTCCAGTTAGGTAGAGAAAAGCCCGTAAAAGCCCGTTTAAGGGCTTCTAAGGGCTTCTAAGGGCATTGTGGTGGGTTAGATTAGCTTTCCGCTTAGACCCTTAGTAAGGCGATGAAGCAAAATCCTAGTTGGTGTGTACTCACTGTTAAACCAGAATGCTTCGTTGAATTCAGTTAAGAAAATCCAGCCGCCGTGGTTTTTCCGGTAGGCAATGGCATCGGTAAGGGTTTCAAATTGTCCGCATTTCATGATGGTTTTCCTATAGGTTGAAGAAGATTGCGCAGGCAAAAGCAATGCCAAAGAGTGCGGCAATGAGCCAATCGATTAGGCTTTGCTTCATGGTCTTTTGCCTGTAGCTTTGTAGTAAGTGGTGAATGCTGCACAACAAAAGCAAGCCTTACAGCCACAAATGGCTCCAGTTAAGGCGTGAGGATTGCGTAATGCTTCCAGCCCTTGGTTTTCCAAAATGCTGCGTGATTCGCGCAATTGATTGGCATAAGTTGGCTGTAAGTCGGTTACTGGTTGCATGGTGTTACCTCCGTGGTTAAGCGATGCTGATCGCATCCAATAGCCCACTGGTTGCAATGGGCTATAAGTTGAAATCATGCGGCTAGTGGCATTTGCTCTTCCGCTACTTTGGTATCAATCAAGTAATCCATTGCAGCTTGAGCCTTGCTTGCCGCCTTGATGATTGCGTTTTTGTCTTGCTTTAAGACTTTGAGCCATGATTCGATATAACTGGCGTGTTGTAGCTGACCATCAACGCCAGTTTTCATGCAAAGCATGGCAGCACCTAGTTCTGCGACGAGTTCCTCAAATGCGTATGCTTCTGAGCCGAATCGATTCATAAGCTGCCGATCAAGTCTAGACTTAGCACCGGTAGCGTGTACGCACTCATGTAGCAGTGTTGCGTGATAGTCAGCAAGTGATCGAAAGCTACTTAGTTCAGGCATTCCGATCAAATCTTTTGAAGCCTGATAGAACGCACTGCTAGCCTTTTGAACCCCACCGTCGAGAGCAAGGCGATCAACGACTGCCTGCACTCTAGAATCGATAGAGCCTTGCAGCTTCCCTGATTCCTTGCTGAAAGTAGCGCCCTCGATGTCATCAGCATTGAAAACAAAGTAATGCTTGAGCATTGGAATTGTGGCGTTTACATCATTGCCTGCATCATCTTTCTTGTTGATCGATAATTGTTTCCAGAAGATGATAGGTACACCCTTTGAGCCTTTCTTAACGCTCAGGCCTGCATCGCTAGCTTGCTTAAACGTGAGCCAAGCATTGGATCGACCAAGGCCCATCATGCCTAGCCAAAGCTGATTAAGACCACGATAAACCGTACCAGAGACCGGATTGTATGACTCGCAATCTTCATGCCAAGGCTTCACCCAAGGCGCAGTCCCTTGCTCTAGCTCGCTGATGATTCGATCAGTGATTGTTTGTGCAATATCCATGATTTACCCCTATAAAGTTAGTAAGAGAATAATCACATGCTTTGCTTATATGCTATATGTACTTTAGTATTAGATTCACACAAATACACTCTAAGATATATTCCATGCTAGAGATGTACTCTTAAGATCTTAAAAACTATATATAGGGATATAGGGTTTCCTATATATAAATATATGTGGTTAGTCCTAAGACGCATGATGTAGGGGTTGATGGAGATAATCTCTTATATCCACGCGCGTAATAGATTTATTCGATAAGGGTACAAGGGTCGGACGGTGAGCCTTTCCCCGTCATGACATGCCTACTCATCACTCTGCTCGAGGCTGATCGGGCAGGCATTGGCCGCAACCAGCCGCGCAGATCGATCGCTCTTGGCGCAAGCAAATGGGACGGGGGGTCGGGATTTGGGTGCACCACTACCATCCCCGCCCCAAGGAATTTTCTGTTTTCCTGCCTACCTTAAATATCTATTTGTGTATGATGAGTACATCGACAACATGGAGATGTACGAGATGTTTACGTTAGAGAGAGGTTTAGATATACCGGAGAGGAAGACTGGCCCTAAATATCCTTACGACCAGTTAGAACTAGGAGATAGTTTCTACCTTGAAGGTGGTGATCTATCTAAGCTATGTAATGCTAACTATAGAGAGTGGAGAAGAACGGGAAAGAAGTTCACAGCAAGAAAGGTGGAGAATGGTGTAAGGGTGTGGAGGATTGAGTGAAGCATGATGATGCGGTGAGATGGATTACGAAGTATGCAGAAGGTGATCCAAGCTATCCGTATCTGGCAATGAAGTGGTATGAGGAAGAGAGAAAGAAACGTCCTTTGAGTGCTGATGAGCAAAAGACGGTGTTGTGGTTAAAGGAAAACTATGGAATTGAAGCCCGATTGCAGAAACTGCCACTACAGCCAAGAAATTGGACTAAAGGAAAGTGATGACGGTAAGGAAGTGGTCTTGATCTGCATCCGAGATGGCTTGCTGGCAGAGAAGGTTTGCACCTATTACGAATATGAACCAGGCATTGAATGAAGTTTGACCTTAATCACTTCTACAAGTTCTGCAAGGAACTGAAGGTAGAGACCAAAGAGCTAGGCATTCAACGCTTAGGTAATCGTTTGCTTGGAAGCCAGACCTATGTGATGGAAGAGATCGCCAAGGGTCTGAACAATGACATTCACTTCTTTGTGATTCTTAAAGGCAGACAGCTTGGGATTACAACCATATCGCTTGCCTTAGACCTTTACTGGCATTTTAAGAACCCTGGGTTTCAAGGAACGCTCACGACTGACACCGAAGAGAACCGAGACCAGTTTAGAACCACACTTGCCATGTACATGGATGGTTTGCCACCGGAGTACAAGATTCCTTTGATGACGCATAACAGGAATCAGATGGTCTTAAAGAACCGCTCAAGGCTTTTCTACCAGGTAGCTGGCTTGCGAGCCAAAGGTTCGTTAGGTCGTGGTAAAGGCATTACCTATCTGCATGGCACAGAGACATCGTCTTGGGGTGATGAAGAAGGATTGGCTTCCTTGCTGGCATCGCTTGCAGAAAAGAATCCCAATAGGCTTTACCTTTTTGAGAGCACAGCGCGAGGCTTTAACATGTGGCATGACATGTGGGCAGTGGCGAAACGTGCAAGAACCCAGAAAGCCATCTTTTGTGGCTGGTGGCGCAATGAACTCTACAGTGCTGATGCCAAGTCAGACGTCTATAAGGTGTACTGGGATGGCAAGCTAAGTCCTGAAGAGAAAGAATGGACAAGAGAGATTAAGAAGCTCTACCAGGTAGAGATCAATTCAAGGCAGATTGCTTGGTGGCGATGGAAGATGAATGAGGGGATTAAAGACGAAGCCCTCATGTATCAGGAGTTTCCACCGACTGAAGACTATGCCTTCATCATGACGGGTTCGAGTTTTTTCTCACATGCCCGTTGCACTGATCAAGCCAAGGTTGCCAAGCAGTTATTACCTCGGTTCTACCGCTTCTCAATGGGACAATACTTTGAAGACACTGAGTTAATTAACTCAACAGAGCGCATGGCAACGCTCAAAGTATGGGAGGAGCCGATTGAAAACGCCTACTACGTCATCGGTGCTGATCCAGCATATGGAAGCAGCGACTGGGCTGATCGTTTCTGCATCCAAATCTACCGCTGCTATGCAGATGGACTTGATCAGGTTGCGGAATTCGCTACCTCTGAACTCAACACCTACCAGTTTGCCTGGGTGGTTTGCTACCTGGCAGGGGCTTATAAAAACTCCACCCTTAACTTAGAAGTCAATGGCCCTGGTCAAGCTGTGATCAATGAGATGCGCAACCTTAAACGCCAGGCGCAGACGATGGAGCCGCGCAAGGCAAGAGGCTTAATGGATGTCTTATCGCACATGCAGCATTACCTGTGGCGGCGTAATGACTCATTAGGCGGTGTCTCGAACTCGCTGGGTTACCTAACCACGCATTCATCAAAAGAGCGGATGCTGAATTACTTTAAGGATTACTTTGAGCGCGGGATGATGAATGTCTACTCGATGGATTTACTTGAAGAGATGAAGTCTGTGGTGCGTGACCAGGGTTCCATTGCTGCTTATGGACGCAACAAAGATGATCGTGTCATTGCCACAGCGCTTGCTTGCGTAGCCTTTGCTGAACAGCTCATGCCAAGGCTCTTACAGATGCGTATGACGCGTGATCGCAAAGAAGAAGCCATAACGCCCGTGCAAGTGCCGGTTGTGGATAAGCAGATCAACAACTACTTAAAGGCTATTGGCGTTGGGTCTCAGTAAACGTCAAATGATGGAAGTGATTCCTGCGTTTATGCGTGATAAAAAACGCGGCATTTCCATTGCCTTGTTTGCCGAGCTATGCGGCCTTGACCCCTTGCACTTAAGAGATGTGTTTCTCAATGGCAAATACCCGCTTACAGAACTCGTACAGACCCGTGTGAACCGTGCTTATGAGCATTGGGTGAATGGCGAAGTTGCTGTGATGGTGAAGTCGGGTAAGAAGTATGTGGAGTTTCGCAAGCAACCTAAGCCACAAATGGTAAGGCGCAGGCTCGTTACCTACGATGGCAGTGGATTCAAACTTGATCTTGGTATTCGACCGAAATCCCAAGACTATCAACGCCCTGATCTTGACCAGCAACTAAGGAGAAACTATGGCAGTCGTTCATGATTACAAATGTCCAGCACATGGCTTTTTTGAAAGCAGAGAGCCTGTGTGCCCGCATGGATGTACATCCGATGTACAAATGGTGTTCTTGCAAGCTGTGGGTATGAAGTCCGATTCCACCAAACATGCTGACACCACACTCAGAGAATTAGCCAAGGATTACGGCATGAGTGACATTAAGTCTTCGCGTGAAGGTGATCACCAACAACATGCTCTGCTAGGCAATAAACAAGCCTCGCAACCACAGAATCCCTTTGCCGTACAGTGGGGTAACCCCAAACAATTAGGCAACTACAATCTGAATTCGATACGCGGAGAAACCGTTGGGGGCTTGTCTGCTGTCAAAGAAAGTGGTATAGCATTGCGCAAACCAACGCCTTCAGTGGTCATTCGTGATCATGAGAACTTAAAGTTGCCTACATGAGAATTCCTGACGATCCCATCCAAAGAGAGTATTTCTACAATGACTTGGTAGATAAGTGCTCCGTCAGCATTCAGGAGCGCACGGGCACTTATGACTCACTGCGCTCTTACTATCTCTTTGGTGCGGGATTGGATGCGCCACCTGCGTACTACAACAAGATTTACCCGCACATTGACCAGCTCTCCTCCTTCCTCTACTCAGCAGAAACCACGCGGTTTACGATTTCGCTTGGCGCCTCGGTTAATAAGCACGAACAAACCAAGATTCCTTCGCTGACAGGCGCTTTGAATGATGATTGGCTCAATAGCAACGCTGATCAGGTGTTTGCCCAAGCGCTGAACTGGGCGCTTTGCTACAACTCCACCTTCATTAAGCTCATTCAGAAGAATGGCTTGCACCCCTACATGGTTGATCCACGGTGCATTGGCGTGTATCGAGAAGATACACCTCACACGGATCGCCAAGAAGCGTTGATTCAGATTTACTACATCACACGCTCTGAGTTATACGCCAGGCTTTACTCGCATCCGCAACGTGAAGCATTGCTAGCTCGCTTGCAAATGGGCCAAAGCCAAGAAAACCAAGTGCCTGATGGCATTCAGCGTTTGATTCTGTCGGCCACTGATCCAACGATGTATGGGAATGTGAACCTGAATATTGCTGGAATGCAGCAATACAAGGCTCGTGTGGCTGAAGACACGATCAAGATGACTGAGTTATGGGTCTGGAATGACATGACTGAGGACTATCAGTGCGTCACCATTGCCGACCCTAACGTCATCATCTACGACCGAGCAGGCGAAAGCATGTTTTTGAAGGGTGAGTTGCCTTTTATTCAGCTCTGCCCAACACCGCAGTACGATTACTACTGGGGTATCTCTGAAGTGGCAAGGCTGGTTTTCTTGCAAGACATGCGCAATAAACGAATGTCAGAGATTCTTGACCTCTTATCCAAGCAAGTCTCACCGCCTACAGCGCTCATTGGCTTTACAGGCTTGCTCGATGAGAAGAACTTTGCGCTAAACCGTGTTGGTGGCCTGCTTTCAACCGACATGCCTAATGCCAAAGT